CTACAGGGAATGCGACATAGTTGATGTCTGTTGCGTTGGCTGGTGGTGTGTCTGCCTTCTTGAACCTGATTGGCTGGTAGGCATTCAACCACTTCCCTTCCTGTGTCTTTGAAGAGATCCCCAGCGTGTAGGATGTCCAGCCGTCATGTTCCTTGCTGAACACTCTGCCTTTGCCTTTGATTTCTGTACTCATTGTTTTCCCTTTCTTATATATCTATATATATAAATAGATATATATTTCTTATTCTTATTATTGTTATTGTTATATTTATGATATGTGGTTCATATCAGGAACATATCAGCCACATATCAAGTTCATATCTGCCACATATGTTTTACATATGTAAATCATATGTACTTGATGTCATTTAGATATGACCGCCATTCTTTCTTCAACGGATAGCTTTTCCCACTCCTCTTTTGACATACCGCCATAGTGCCTGTTGGATGCCCTTGAAGCGGAATACTTCCGTTTGCGGTTTTGTTCGTACTCCATGCGTTCGTTGATGTACACGTTACCCTTCTTGATGAATTTCTTCTGCACGGCTTTTGGAAACGATTTGAATTCGTCCGGCTCTATACCACCTTCTATGAATTGGTTGTTCAATGCCCTGATATAGATGCCTACTTCTTCGTTTGTCATCTTCCTCGTTCCAGCCATGAAGGATTCAGGATACCAATTGACGCACGGACATTTCAGTTTTTCCATTCTTATAATCTCCATTCAAATTCACCGTTCAGCCACACGTTTTCATTGCACCTGTCATCCCAATAGCGTCCGAAAAGGTTGTACCAATCTTGGCGGTCACCCAGCATCGCAATTTCAAGAAAATATTCCTGACACTTTCGCTTCATCCAATGGTCAAGGTCTTGCCAATTCTTATCCCTACAGAATGCGGAATTCGGATGAACCGAACGATGAAGCGGTACGCAGAAATTGAACCGTTCGCTTTTCGCCCTGTCAGTTCCGCTGAAGATGTGGTGGATCTCAATGCCGTTCCTGTTCTCGGATGTTGCTTCAATGCCTGTGACAAGACACTTGTCCATGTTGTCGGTGAAAATGCTATGAAGTTGCTTCATCGTTTGCCCCCTTCTTTGCGTTCAGCATAGCCATGCACTTGTCGTAGCCTGAAGCGGTCATGTCATCCAGCGAATCAACATTGAAGTACGCACATATGTCTGCGACCTCGCTGCCCTTCTCTTTTGCCAACATTATGATTCTGCCGACCTGTGCCTTTGTGATTGGTGCGTTTGCTTCTTGTTGGGCAAGTGCGTTGCCAAGTTCTTCGGCTGAACATACTGAAGTGTCAATGCCGAATCCAGCCATTCCCAACGCTCTGCCGACCGCTGAAGTTTCACAGTTTTCAATGTACGATGTCTTGTTGATGAACGAAGACGATTCCTTTTCGTATGCGTGACCTGTGCCAAGCACTTTTGGAAGTCCGTTGTCATCGTAGTAGCCGACCTTCGCTTTGAAGACGCACACACCCCCTTCGTTTGACACCATCTTCGGATTGATGAACCCTTCAGGATAGACCATTCGGAACGCTTTGATCCGCTGGTTCACTTCTGCATACTCTTTGCCTTTGATGTTTGTTGTTGTGATTGCTGAATTTGCCTTCTGCAAATCTTCAAAAGTGATTGCCATTGTTTACCCCCTTTACTTGATTTGAATGTTGTTCTTCTCTACGATTGTGCAACCGTCAACTTTGATTCCTTCCTTGTCTGCCTTCTTGATTTTCGCCTTGTCAAGTTCAGGCTCTTTGTAACGAAGGTATTCGTCCGGCACTCTGTAGATGTTGTCACATTCAACCACTTTGCTTTTGCGGTATGACACGTTGACGGTCACATCGTCCTTCGGTTTGAATTCCTTGCCGTCAAGGTCAGCGTCAATGTAGTTCTTCATCCATTCCGCTTCACGTTCTGCGGTCTGCTGACGCTTCGCAAGTTTCATTTTTTCTGCTTTCAATGCTTCTGCTTCTGCTTTCTTGTTCTTGTACCACCACACGCAATTCTTCAGCTTCAGTTCGTGTTCCAGCGTGAGCATATCAAGTTCGTCTGCATTCAGTATTTCGCCTGTTTCTTCGTCAATCTCAAGCTGAAAATTCCGCATGGCTTCGTTCAATTCATAAAGTGTCATGTTCTCTCCTTTCTAACTTCTTGCAAATTCATAAAATTCATTGAAGGCAATCTGCCTTTCCTTCTTCTTTGCTTTGGACGATTCCAGCGAAGGGTTCTCTTCCTGAACCTTCTGCCTTGTTCGCCTGATGGTTTCAAAAGACGGAAGTCCATATTCCTTGTGATGCTTCATCACATCAAGGAAACTTTTGTCATATCCGATGCCGTAGTAAGTGTGATAGACCATCCCTATTAAAAGGAAGTCATCATCACGCAGACACGGATGCTTCGTAAGCAGATATTCAATCTGCGGTTTCATCTGTTTCAGCATGGTTGCTCCTTTCTCTTCGGACGATGCCGAACGATATTTGCCCTTTGTGCGTTCTGTGATAACTAACGGATGGCGGCACCGTCCGAAGTATGTACCAATGGGTTATTGCCCTACTACTCAATATGGATATGTGGTCACGATTGACCAAAAGATGATTGACCAAAAGACAACACCGACAAGCACCGCCCTTGCGATATCTGCTATGCTGCCTTCTCTGATTCTGTACTTTTTCATTGTGGTTCTCCTTTCTTACTCTCTGACATCTTTGAAGCGGTCACAGGCTCTGCAATTGAATCTGCGTCTGCCACCGCATTCGTGACAAAGACCGCTGACCGAATCGGATGAATTCCCGTCATCCCAATATTGACACTCGGAACACATTCTGTCCTTCCAAGCCTCTTTGGCTTCGTACAGAATGAATGCTATCCCTTTGTCTTCCTTTACTTTGAGATCCCTGAAAGAATCTTCGTCAATGGTTGTCAGGAATTCATTCACAGATGCGTCAATCTCTTTGACGCTTGAGAAAAAAACTGTTTTGAGTTTCAGCATTAAAAAATGCACCTCCCTTCTTTGGTTGGTGCTACTTTACCTTAACATTTGTTAAACTATGCCGATTTTCATAATTTACGGAACAGAAGCGGTAGCACCATATGTGGTTGTTCTTACATTTAATATTATAACTTCACAGTTTCATGGTGTCAACTATACATATTTTAAGCCATGTTAGACATTGGCCGTCATTGGAAAAGTTGCTTAAAACGGAAAATAGAGCCTCGCTTTTGAGGCTCTACTTGCTACTTTGTGTCCTTGCGGATCAACTCCTTGATGTAACCCTGTACGCTGCCCACGCTTTCAAGTTTCGCAATAAAGTTTTCCCAATAAAAAAAGAGCCACCGAAGTGGCTCTTAACACACACCGCCTGTGGAGGCAAATTGACTGAACAGAATGGAATACTTTATTTCAGGATAAGCAAAAGACGGTGTTGTGTCCTATTTGACAGGCTTTGCCATTATCTCTTGGTACAACTTGTCACCTGTTGAATTTAACCCTAAAGAATGGTAAGAATCATACAGATAATTCATGTTCTCAACTTCTTCTTGGGTCAGCGTTTCTTCAGGCAGCAAGTAACGGCAATACCTGTAAAAAGCATCGTGTGCAAGTGCTTTGACCGCCTTGTCATAAACCTTTGATTTGTTCCACAGACCTTTGACCCACACGCATACACCAGCAAATATCGCACCGCCTGTTGCCGTCAGTATTGCATTCAAAATAGTTTGTGTCACATCTGTCATCTCTGTCACTCTTTCGCTCTTAAAACCTGAATTGTACTTTTCTTTGATTGCGTTTTGTACCGCTTTTCGTCTTTGCGGATCACTCCGAAAAAGTTCTTGTGCGATGCCTCGCACACCTTGCCGTCACCAAAATACATCATTGCGTGTTGCTTTCCGTTTGTTTTCTTGTAGCGGATGATGTCACCAGCCTTCAGGAATCCGGCTGGGATCTCTTTGCCTTTCAGCACAATGTTGAATTTTGATTCTTTGGTTGGGAATGGTGTTTTGACACCGTGCAAGGCTTTGAAGGATTTGTCAACTCCGCTTGACCGCACAATAGTGCTGACGAAGTTTCCGCAATCGGACATTTCTGCCTTGTTGTCTGCCCATCCATACTTTTTCATAGCCGTTTTGCATGATGCCTTTGGCTTACCTGTTTTATAATCATAAGTCTTTCTTGGTGTGCCGTATGCCCATGCAAGATCCTTTGCCTTTGCAAGAAGTTTCTGTGCGTTTGTTGTTTTGGTCGGTGTCTTTGTTGCTGGTTTCTTTGTTTCCGTTGGTTTCTTCGTTGGTTTTTTAGCCGGATAATTGACCTTGTTGATCCATGCCTTCAATGCCTGTGTGGATGATGCTCCCCATACGGAATCAATTTTCCCTGTGTAGCATCCATCCTTCTTGAGCATGGTCTGCAAGTGTTTGCTTGTGGATGCTCCCCACGCACCGTCAGTAGATGCTCCGCATTTGCGCTGAAGGTATTTGACCGTTTCCTTTGTCAATATCCCTGTAGGCTTCATGCCAAGCGCAATTTGCAGATTGTAAATTGAATAGAATGCGAAGTTGCTATTGCTCCCAAGCCGTGTTTTTTTCATCTTTGCTGGTGGATTGAAGTGTGGTCTGTAAACCGCCTGAACATATTTGCCGTTGCGTGTCTTCTGTGCGACCTTGCCACCGTCCGTGTTTCCTTCAATGGTATAGATCCCTGTTGCCGATTTTTTTTCACGCACAAAACCAATGTGATTCGGTTTTCCGTTTCTATCCCAATCAAAGTAAATAATATCCATCGGCAAAGTAAGATACAAAGGGATCTGTGCAAGATTCTTCTTGCACCATTCAATTGAATGTGGGCAATAAGTTTCTTTCTTGCCGTTGAAGTACAGTTTTTCCACACCGCCTTCTTTTGCTACATAGTCAACAAACGCATTGCACCATGCGGCACCTGAAGGAAGACCAGCAAATTTGCGGAATCTTGCACCGCCCTGACCAAGATGCTTCTGCGCTATTTTCAAAAGTTCTGTGTTACTCTTCATAGTCTTCCCCTTCTTCGTCTGCGTCATCAGGCTCGTCTTTGCTCATATAGATATGTTCAGCGTATTCCACTTCAGGCAGACCTGTTGCAATGCTCGTTAGAACGGACACGATACCAGCAAGGATTGAAGCGGATG